TTGAAGTAACTACTGAGCCTACTGTGGTCTCGGTACGGACCTGCTGAATCGCAAGGATCTTGCGAGCAGTCATTTCCAAGCCGCGAGGCACAACTAGTGCAAAGCGTGATACTGGTGAGGTTAGAGTACCCTGGTATGTCTGTAGGTTAGCTGCCTCAATTGCATCCTCAAGTGACTCTAAAGTCAATGAAGGGTTACCCGCAATAAGGTTCTGGTTTCCAGAGTTGAAGTTGGCAGTGTTTAGGCCTGAACCCGAAACAAGCTGCTTGGTAACTTCTTCGTCTTCTTTTCCAGCAGCCTTTAGGCCAAGCTCGATTGGTAGACGCTCTAGTAGTGAGATGTTTCCGTCGTTAACAACAGCTTCCCATGAGAAACGTACTCTCTGTCCAGCCTTCTTAACAGCGAAGTCTGCTTCGGTTACTGAGAAGAAACCAGCACTTGGGTACTCGTCATACTCGCCAACGGTAGGAAGTGAGCCCTCACGGAACTGGTCTCCCTGGTTGTCGTAACCTGCATCTTCGTAGCGAAGGTTTAGGTACTGCTGCTTACGGAAGTCGTCAACAACTAGACGTGTTGCGAACTGGTCCCAGACTTTTGGAGTGTCTGCGTAGTTCTGCAATAGAATCTTGTTGATAACTGGTGCAAGCTGGATAGGTAGGTCGCTTGTAGAAATACCTTCTTGTAGCTTTAGTTTGTCACGGCGGTTTCCACGAAGTGCACCTTCGAGAAGTTTAGCGGCTTCAACCTGTCTTGATGTAGTGTTTTCAGTCATTTTCTACTTCCTTAGTTCTGCGCCAAGCGCACGATTACGAAACCAGTGGTTACCTTGATTACGTGACCAACAAGCTTTGCGTCGGTTGGTGATTCTTGTACAACTGCGATAACGCCACTTGTAGCATCAGCAAGACCGTAAGCCTTCTGACCAACTGTGAATGTTTCGTCAGCTAGAATTGCAACTTCAAATGCACCATTCAACTTTAGAGTGGAATAAGTGTTTCCATCTTCGCCAGTTACTGCGTCTTCTTGTGCAACACCAACAACTTCTCCAACCTGAACAACGTCACCAGAGTCAACTGATGTGTGCACAGGAAAGACTAGCTCATCGGCATGCTTGTAAATTTCATTAAGAGCCATTTACTTATTCCTTACTTTACTTGCCAGCAATGCGAGAGACAATTGCGTCTAGCTCGTCAACTGGGCTAATTGTTGATGCCTCGTGGATAACACCATAAGTGTCAGCTGCGGCGGCAGGGGTTGTTACAGATTCGCTAACTGCTGCGACGTATGCTTTCTCGTCGTCGATTAGGTCATCTACGGACTTTTCAGAACCTGACTTCATTACCTCAGCTACACGCTGAAGGGCAAGTTTAGGCAGTCCTGATTCGTTGAATTTAGTAGCGATGTCTACTGGGTCAATAGCGTCAAGAGTTTCCTCTTCACCTTCTACTTCTTCAACAGACTTTGCTGCTTCCGCCAAAATCGAAACTGATTCGATAACAGGCGAGATTGCCTCAACGAAGGCAGCTTTGAGGTCAGCAATCGCTGCGTCAAATTCTTCCTTGCTAATGGACATTCCATTTCCTTCCGATAAGGATTCTGTTACCTGTTCGGTACCAGCATCTTTTCTGGTGTAGCTTTCAAGAAGAGAAATAAATTTTCCTCCTGCGCCAGCTACGGTTACAACATCTACGCTTGTTAGCTCATCTGCTACCAAACTTTCGATGATGGGTCCTTCGCGACCCTCTGCTTCTCCGATACTGGCTTCGCCAAGTGCACGGATAGACAAACCTACATCCTTGTACATCTCCTTGATAATAGGAGCGTAGTGAGAGTAAAATTGGATTTCTGCTACAAGACCGTTCTCTGTAAAGTAAGCGTCGGTAGTTAGCTTTCCAGCCAACTTTTCAACGTCTCTTTCTGGACGGTCATTCTCTTCATTAATTGAAGGGTGGTTCATAAAAACTTTAGTGCCCTTTTTAAATACAGCGGGGCCGTACTCACGAAGCATTTCAGCTGGGTAATAACCTGAGGTACCCCAACCTGCCTCAATGACTTTTACTTTCCATTTGTTGCCCTTGGTGGGCTCGAAAGTAAGACCAAGATTTTCTCTTAGTTCAACGCTCATAAAATTCTCCGTATAGTTATAACCTACATAAACTATTATAGCATACAGGTATTATGCAATAGGTGCGTTGTCTGCTGCTCTCTGGTCGTTTGCATTGTCCTGCATTGAGCCTACTGCACCTGAGTTACCTTGCGAAGGAACTGCAGAATTTGTCTGCTCCTGACCAGCAACTGGTGGCAAGCCCTCGTGAAGTTTAGGAATGTCTAAAGTTTCAATAACTGCAGCACGGTATTCGTCATCCCAGATTGCATTAGTCTCCCTAGCAAGTGCAAGAGCCTGCATCATTCTTTGTGAAGCTTCGGTTTCAATCTTAGGCCAGTTAATTTCTACATCTTTAGCACCAAAAAAGTCCATGACTCTTTTGTAAAACATGGTCCAAACGTGCTGACGTGCCTCCATTGCTTTGATGGTTGGTACGTCTAGTGTCTGTGCGGTTCCGTAAGCACCAGAGGTTCCTGGGTCAGATAGCAATGCAACCACAGATACTTCCAATGCGCTCGCAACCATGGAGCCAAGCGGTCTTCCATCGCTTAGGTCAATTGCACTTGCACGAGGCAGCGAGGATAGCTCCATGTCGTTTCCAACAACAGCGGTTGACCCAGCAGTTGATGGGTTTGCAATAGAAGCTGCTGCAGCCTGAGCTCCACTACGAGTCTTTGACTTAAGCTGCCAAGCAAACATAGCCAACGCCTTAAGCATACGGCTTCCATCTTTAAGGTATTCGTTATAAGCATGTGCCCACGGCAAGGCTGGGAACACATCAGGTACACCCCAGATAGAACCAGCCCTGCGGTTAACGCGAGAGGCAAACATTTTAAAGTTTACATCAACTGGCTGCTTTTCAATTCTAGCAACAAACCTTCCGTTCTGAGGCTTGTAAGTATCTGCTGGAAACCAAACGTTTAAATCTTCGTCTGAGCCTCCACCCGCAAGTAAGTTAGATGCCTTACGGGTCCAAGTCCTGCGGTAATACCAGATGTCCTCTTCGTCGTCTGGGTTAGTAACCACTGCGCTAATCTGGTCAAGTGGAATGCGTTGAAAAGTCTTAGCACTTACGTTTCCAAGCACAAAGAACTGTCCATCCGTAAAGTGGCTACGCTCGTTTATGACCTGTGCCTCTGGGGAAAACAGAACATCTTGGTTCTGCTGTAGTTCCATAAGTTTTTTGATTCTAGGTGGCTGCTCATTAAAGTTAATGCCACGTCCAAAGATGTAGGATGTTCTGAGCCCAGCTCCACGCTTTAGTAGCGGATTACCTTCTGAGGTCTGCTTTGCTTTTTTTGATAGGTCTTTAATCTGAGTTAATGTAAATCCACGCTCGGTTACTGCACCACCAGGGTTCCAGCCCACATCATCGAAGGCAAGCACGGCTTGTGCCATGGAACTGTAAGACTCCCTAAGCATTTCGTTCTCTGCAAGGGTAGAATTAAACTGTTCTGAAAGTTTGGAAAAGTCCATTAAAAACATCCTAAAAGATAGTTAAAACTATTATAAAGTAATTGTATCCTGTAATTACCAGACCCAATCCCTATAAAAAGGATATTTATTGTCTAGAATATTATAGTCAAAGCTAACCATATCGCCAGGTTTTTTATCTTTCATTGGGTTATTAATAATGTGAGACAGGTCAGAGGTAGCATATACCAACGCATCCAAGCGGTCAGGGGACTTGATGCCACGAGAACGCATCTCATCTTTAGATTCAATCTGTATTGCACCCTTAGCGTTAAACTTATATTGAATCATTAGCATCTCATCTAGCAGTTGCTTATCATCTGGGTCTATGTTTACCTTGCCGTCTATCATAGCCTCTCGAAGCATGTCGTAGTTATGGGCACGGGCGTTTAACCAACGCATCCTGTCGGGACTTGCAGCCGAACCAATCATAGATATAATTACGTGTCTGTTATCTGCCATGTTAGCCAGCATATCAACTACTGGTCCACCCAAACCTGCAGCGTCAACTCGGACTTCTGATACGCCGTGCTCTACCGCAAGGTTGTGCACTCTGTTGGCTGACTCAAGGGCAGTTGCCTTTGACCAAGTCTCAAGCATTCTACATCTACCGCCACGATTAATATACACAACAGAGTCGTCTTCACCAAATCGGGCAAGGTCAACGCCAAGCACTGCATCGTTTTGTGCATCATCTACAATGTCGGTGTCAATTGCTTTATCAATTGCAGACTGGGAAAAGAATGTGTTGTCAGCCTCATCTGGAAACTCGCCAAGCACCTTGGACTTAAACCTAGCGGAGTCCTCACCCCAAGATATCTTTTGCTTCTCCACCCACTCTTTTTGGATTAGAAGCGGCTTTAAACTTTCGGGTACAGTCTCCCCTGTAAAGTTAGGGCTGTCATATGCCGATATCTTAATCTTATTCCAGGTTGGGTCTTCACGAAAAATCCTGTGAAACTCGGTCCCCCTACGGTCAGGGTTTCCAATTGCAAGTACCCTTGCATCTGCTGTGTTTGTTACAGCTTCAGTAGCAGTATACAAGTCAAGAGGAATACCACCAGCTTCGTCAAGGACAACAAAAACAAACCTACGGTGAATACCCTGAAAGGCAGAAACAATGTCGGTGTCAGCAGGACGGCGGCCAAAGCCAATAAGAGTCCCGTAAGCGTCATCTAGTTTCCATTCTTCAGATTGGTTAATGTGCCCAGGAAGTGAGAACCCACGCTCTGCTGCAACCTTGTGGTTGTCTTTTAATTCACGAAATAAAACTCGTGCAATCTGTGGGTAGGTGGGAGCAGAACAAATCAATGCAACTTCGTATGGGTCGTGCACCCCAATCCACCAAGCACCTAGCATTCCTGCAAGTGCTGACTTACCAGCACCGTTACAGCTTACAACAGCGGTGTGAGTGTTATCAACTACACTTTTTGCAATCTCTTGCTGCTTAGACCAAAAGGTCTTGCCCAAAACATCAAAGACCCATGCCTCTGGGTCCGTAAGGTAGATTGAGTTTTTGCTGCGTTTACGTAAGTCAGCAATTACATTATCTATAACTAAATCAATCACTGTCGTCTTCTTCGCTAGGTCTAAAGCCTATGTGAAGCTCTGGTATTCTAGGGTCATCTGCAAGTGTATTTAATGAACTATCAACAATTGCCAAGTCCCCATGCCTTGGTGTTGAGCAGCGGTGACTGGTACGCCAAGCGTTTAGAAGTTTTAGTTCATCACTTCGTTCGGCAGTAAAGCTTGCCCCACAGCTACAAATCTCAGATAGTGACACTTAGTTATCTTCACCTATTTCATACTTAGCTTTTTGTAAACCATCGGCAAGCATTCCCTCCAGCTCTGTGCGAGTTATCTCTGGGTATTTAATTTGCAGCTGGTCTTTGGTAAAATTAAGTGCGGTATCCATTGCACGAAGTAGAACTCGTTCCTGAAAGTGACTTAGCTTAATCATGTTCTCATCAAGAACCTGCTGCTGGGAGTCCAGCCTCTTACCAATTAGTTCCAGGGTCTTTAACAAAAGCCTAGCAGAGTCTGGGTCACCTGCTTTAATGGCGTGGTCAGATAGGCTTTCTTTGAGCTCGTGAAGCTCTGTAAGAAGCAACTGGCGTTGTTCTTGTTCAGTCCAGATGTCACGGGTTGCAAGAAGCTGCTTAACATGAAGCACAGCTTGAGCTGCGGGGATGCCCGTCATTCGCTCAATCTCCTCACCTGACTTACCGCCAGCTGCGGCTTTAATCAGGAGGTCATCAAGTAGTGCAACTTCTTTTGCCATTTAGATTGCCTTGTGCCATCTCTTTTTTGGGGGTTGTTTTTTTACTTTAGTCCAGTTGCTAACCAAGTGGTCAACTTCTTTTTCTAACTGCACAAGGCGGTCATGGAGTTTATTCTGTCCAATGATAATATCTGTAATTACATTATCCAGTTCTTCCTGGTTTTGGTTATCTTCTGGCTGGGGTTCTGGGTCCGTTAGTCCTCTGGACATCTTGCTCCTTAATTTTGAAAAAGTTTTTTAGTAGTGCGGAAAATTTTTTAGATTTGGTTTTGGTCGGGTTTGTATTCATCACGATAGGTTTCAATGGCAACATCAATTAAGTCCCATACTTCGTAGTCATCTTCTGGCATCTCGAAGTAAACCGTCCACTCATCTTCTGATAAGCGGTCCGTGAATGTTGCCAACCAGACTTCGGCATCCCCTGGGTCGTGGAGACTTAAGGCTAGTCTGTATTGACCGTAGCCCTCTATGTTTACTGTTAATTCTGCCATATTTCTATCTTAGCATATGCGGGTATTGTAGCCTAAAAACATTGAAGAGCTGCTGAAATGGATGTGGGTGTCCCCCGCCGTATTACCACGTATTTAGGCTAATAAAATGATTTCTTTGGTTTATAACGATTTGATAACGTTCGGCGTGTCGGCTTGACTTTTTTACAAAATTGTGCATAGAAACATTATAACGTTTTGATAACATTGTCTTTTTGGGCTTGACTTTGGGCATTAGGGTGATAGTCTAATAACGTCAAACTAAATAAATACAGAAGGGTAAAACAATGGAACTTGAGCAAGAAACTATCAACCTAGACATTGAAGAATTATTAGACACACTAGCTAGAGAGGGCGATTACTTACTAGACTAGTATCAAAGCCCGTGAGTGGCTAACGGCCACCAACTAGCTCATGACTAGACACGGGGCGGATTAGGCACGACGCCTAGCCAAAGTAAGGGAGAGTAACAACATGGACAACTACAAGACAATAGAAGCACGCCTAGCATCACTTTCATCATTCAGGGGCAACAGCCTAACGGGAATTTGGAGTCTAGGGGGCTATTACGTTTACAGCTATCAAACTCTAATCGCATACTACAACTCCGAAACAAGGGGGCGATGGGTGTGCCCTAGAAAGTATAGCCAAACAACAAGCAAAGGGCAGAAAATAATTAGAAGGGTATGGGAACTATAACCAAAAGGCTAACCCGTAATCAAGCGGGCAACTAGGGGCAGAGCCTAGATAGCCACGGATTAGGCACAAGGCCTAGCCAATAAAAGGAGGCAACTAATGAACGAGACTAAAATCCTTTGGGCGATGACGCTCGACGGCGTAATCGGAAGCCAAACATACGGGGCATGGGTGTCAATGAGTGAGGCAGTAGAGACACTACGGGAACACTATCC